CAGGGAGTTGTGCATTGACGTTGGCGAAGACGATGTTCTCAGTGCTGCTGAACCTCTCATTGAGGCGACGAGCAACGTTACGGTTGCCAGCAACATTAGTATCAGTGCCGTCACGGTGATCAGATTGATCATGGTTATAATAGCGGATAGCTTCATCCCACGCATCAACCAAGTCCTTCATTGATTTCTGCGCGGTATCCCTGCGTGACCGCCATATCCCACCACGCTTGCTGGACACAGGTATCCTGCTATCCGGCATTGCCTTATACACGGCAGGTGGTTCAGGCTCTGCGGGCAGACCAACATCGGCTTGCGTAAGTGCCTGCTCAAGCGGATCACCTTGCTGATCCAAGTTAAGTTGCGGATCATCTTGTTCAAACGTGCCGCTCATTCGCCGCGTCCCAACTGCTGTCTGCGCTGTATAGCTTGCAGCATCGCATCTGCGTCACCAGGAACAGCCGCTTGCTGTTCGCGCATCCTACGTCCCTGCAACACAGATGGCGATGTGGCAGCGAGCCTATTGTATTCACTCGCCAGCGGCACCATCGCATTGACATCAAAGTTCGGCTGGCGTGCCATCGCTGCCTGTTGCTGCGTAATCTCAGCCATCTTCCGCTGTGTCTCTGCATCCTGCATCTGCTCGCGTGAGCGCACAGGCGGTGTTGTCTCATTGCCAGTGATCGGCGGAATATATTGCTCCCACGGCGTATCACGCATACGATCTAGTGGCACTTTCGCTGTGGACGTTGGGTACGGCATCAACATGTCTTCATCACTGAATACAGGTGGAGGCGCTGCCACAGGTGCACCCTTAGCAGTTAACACCTGACGTATGATGTCATCGTAGTTGCCGGGCATCACTTGTGCCTCGCTCTCGGACCACGCTGCTGCTGTCGCTCAATCTCGTGCCATGCCAACCATGCAGGTGGCAGATCAGGCTTACCTGTGTATCGAGCGAGCCGTGGTCGATTGCTCATCGCATACTTCCACATATCCATCGCATGGTCGTTGCGATCCACTGGCTTGTCAGTGGTTTCGTCACTACCATCGCGTTGGAAGTAATACTCCGTAATCTCATCGATGAACCACGAGCACTTGTCGCTGACATAGAAGTGCGGTGACATGCGCTGACCAGTGATTGGGTTCTCATGCAGCGGCAGCGGTGTCAGGTATTGCCAGTTCTTGCTGATACCTGCATTGATGTCATTGTTGCCGCGCTGCATCCTGATGCCCTCATCCGCGAACATCTGTGCTACTGTCTCACCGACGGTGCGTGCGTTACCTGCCTTGCGCCTGAATACATCTGGATCGGCATAGATGGCACTGAGGTCGTCATCATCGATACGGTATTCAGCGCGTAGCGTTGATATATACTTTGCCGCACCGTTGATGGTAAGTTCTGCAATGCGGAACCCATCGAGCAGGAGCACATTGGCATCGTCGTCAACGAAAAACAGTCCATAGCAACTGTGTCTGCTAAGGCCATGGTCATATCCCTCGACAAACGTAGGCTGAAAACCGGACACCCGCATCTGTCGCAGATATGACCTGACATCTTCATGCGCCAGGACATGCATTGTTTCATCGAACTGTGGGTAAATGAGACCACTGAGTGCGCCCCATCTGCCGAATACGAAGCGTTCACGCATACTGCCGGTGTAGGTCGCAAGCATTCCACGGATGTAGTCTTCACCGACGTTATCGACATTCTCGTACGTGCTGCCCTCAAATAGTTCAATAAGCGGGACAGGTTTCCCGTCAACCAGGATCGCTTTGCCATCATCACCCACTTCACACAGCAGCTTGTCACTTGTAATACCGCGCTCAGTGAAGTCATGCAGCGGCTTTACGATCTCTCGATAGCACCAATTGCGAGTTGGGTTGAGAGTAGCCATAAACCAGCGTGGACCAACTCGTGGCATACCTACTTCATCACCAACGTATTCGGTATTGCCACGCAACCGCCCCATCAAATCCATGAAGTCCTTGTGCGAGAACTCAGGGTCTTCCAACTGATCAACCACGATCCAATCGTAGGTAGCTGACAGCAAGTTCGATTTGCTGTCCTCTGTTTGTTTCCCTTGCTGTGCAACGTATCTGAAGTTTACAGTCGAGCCATTCTTGAGTAACAGCGTGTTCTCGTCCCGGCTCGGCATGCGCTTTATCCAATGCGTAGGACACCATTGCAAGAACTCTCGCCTGATCGTGTCGTTCAGCTTCGGATAGGTGCTTCGGGCGATAAGTCCGTTGCACCCTGGATAGTCCTTGCATAGCTTCAATGCCTTGATACATGCAGCCGCAGTCTTGCCATTCCCGAACCCACCACCGATGAACTGCACCTTCTTCATCGAGCGGTGGAACCGATCGTGCATCCCACCTTCAACGATCTTGTAACGCTTACTCACGTTGTCACACTGACCATCTCAGCGTCGCTCAGCACGCGACGCCAGTAGCGCACGCGTCGGATGTAGCCGGTTATACTTTCGTTAACCACGCCGGGGTTGCCGCTGCCTAGTCCCACGCCAGCCGTTGCCAACGCCGCAAAGCCAGTGTTCTGTGCGCCAGTCCCTATGCTCCCACCATTCAAACATACCCTGCCATTACCCGGCGACCAGCTAGACGCGCCTTTCGATATCGCACCAAGGACCAACAGATTTATAAGATTGCTCGCTACGACTCCATCGTAGGAATTTATCACAGGCGTCGGTGTGCTAATCCATAGCGGAGTAATACTAGAGCCGTCATGTATGCCAACGACACGAGGACTTGTGCCGGTTGTCGGTGTCGGCACGTTGTTGATAAATTCGGCCATCCATGAGCCGCCCGGCGCAACAAACCATGGCGCCATGTTAGCTGGAGATATAAAACACAGGTCATACGCCCGCGTTACCGCAGCGACAGTCGTTGGGATGTAGGATGTGGGAAAGGCACCCTGCTCGACTTGTGCACCCCATATGAATACCGTCTGAGCCGGCTTATTGCTTTGTGAGGCATCACGCAGATCGATGCCGATTTGTGGGTATGCGGTGCCTGCGGGCAGTGCTGCCGTGACAAGCGTAAATCTCTGCCATGATGTGGTCAACACAGCCAGCGTTCTATAATAAAGAACACCGTCTGGCGTTACCATCAGGTAAAGCTGCTCGCCGCCTACGTTGCTCTTCATCCATACACTAAACGAATATGGATTCGCTGTCACAGTCAGTGCCTGCGCCACTACAGTGCCACCACTGGCCGCTGCTGGATATGCAACTCGTGCCGCAGAGATTGTTCCGTCTGGAGCCGCTGCCTGGTTTGCAGTTACAGTCGGGGCGCCGGAACCAAGGTCTTGCTTCGACCATGCCGCATTCGACACATCTGCACTTTGCAAAAATAAGTTGGTTCGTGCTTCCTCGACCAGCAACCCGCGCAATACACGCGTCACCGGATCATAGTCCCAGCGTGGCGCGTTTGTGGTGGCGGTCTGCATTGTCCCGTTGCTATCAAAATACGTCGCCGTGCTGCCACGCGTGAACGTGATGCGCGGATCAAGTGCACGGCCATCGAACACCAAATCTAGCGATGGTGATGTATACACACCAGCATCAGTCATCGCATGTATCTTGGTGGCTGTCTGTCTGCCAACGCGACCTGGATCGAACAGCATACTACGCAACCATCTCAGCTACATTCAGCGATCCAGCAGCACTATTCTGGATCACTGCAACACGCTCACCCGGATACACCCAGAAATACTCAGGCACACCAGCAGGCAACAGGATGCAGGCCGTGCCAGCAACGCTCGCGGTCGGGTTGGTGCCAAACGAAATCCAACTATCACTCGTTCCTACCAACCGCACATGTAGTGTGTTGTTCGGTGTGGTGATCGGCACACCGGCTACAGGTCCAGCACTATAGCTGCCCTGCGGTGAATACGTCTGGAACGCTGCACTCTGTATACTACCAGCACCAATCGCCAACGTCTGTGACAATGCAGGTCTAGCTGCTTGCACCTCAAATCCATGCTGATCACTCTTGATCGTCATCACATTGGCTCCATGTCTATGACAGGCATCTGTGCGCCGTCGCGTTTCACTATCTCTATAACCAGTCCGCCATCCATGCGATGACGATGCTCAACAACATCACTAGGGCGATGCCCACTTCGATCAAGTATATCTTTAGCAGCGGCCATTCGATCTGCACGAGTGCCCTCTTCCATCGCTCGAACCACAACCTGAGCAGCATTCCTTGCATTCTTCGCGAATAGCTCGCGAACCACATTAGTCTCACTATCCAGCACTGTTCGCACGACCGCATCATGCATCTGCGTATACGGATCACCGACTTTGATCCTACCGATCTGCTCCACGCTCAGTCCTGTGGCGATTGCGATCTCCT